CTGAGTTTCAAAAACAAGCCGCAAAGGCTCAGTTTGATGCCAAAACAATGACGGCAGAGCAAAACCTCAAGCAGAAGCTTGTTAGCGATGAAATTGGTATGAGTGATAAGGCCGCCGGCCGTTTGGTCGGGAAATTGGGTGATAGCGCAAGAAGCTCTGTAGACCTTGCCAACGGAACTGAACGGGTGACAACAAATGCTGGCAATGCCGCCCATTCGTTCATCGCAGTTGCGGAGAATGCGGCACAAGCAGCCACTCAAATCAATAGGGCTGCGGCTGCTCAGGAACGCTTGAACAGAGCAAAAGCTGGCAGCAAAGGCGGGGGCGGTGGTGGCAGAAAAGTGAAAAAGCAAGCCAAGGGTGGCTATAACAAGGGGGCTTTCCAGGCCTTTGCCCAAGGCGGCGTCGTCAGCGGCCCTACGCTTGGCCTCATTGGGGAAGGGGGGGAGCCTGAATACATCATCCCGCAGAGCAAGGCGGCTGGCTTTGCTGCCAACTTCTTGTCCGGCAAGCGTGGAGCTGGTGCCATCCCTGGCTTCGCAGAGGGTGGTGTCGCCATGCCTTCAACAGCAAGCGTCAGCATTCAGACCGGCCCCGTGACGCAGATGGAAGGCAAAAATTTTGTAACCACACAACAGATGGCCCAAGCGGTCGAAGCTGGCGTGATGCAAACGCTTGAGTTCCTGCAGAATGACGGCATGGTTCGCGGATCGCTTGGCCTCTGATGTCTACCAACTACGACATCATCACCTTCCTTGAGTACTACGCTGACCGCGCAAGCGTTGTCAGTGGAGGCTTGCGGACTCCGACAAAACAGTGGCAGAACTTCTTTCAAGAAGGGCAGAAACTAGGGAGTGCAGACACTGAATCAAATTCGACTTATTATTACTTGCCACTTGAAGCGCAGGGGTTTGGTTCTACAGAGGGATCTAGTATCAATGACTTTCAAGTGTCTCTTGCGGCAACAGCAGAGCTGATTGATGTGACAGACGGTGCGATGACTGAGGACAACCTTGTCATTGCTTCCCTGTACGTCCAGACCGCAGGCAGCAGTTCATTTGACCCATCAAGTGCTCAGCGTATCAGCCGTTATATCGGCACACTTGACACGGCGAGCATTACTGACATCGCTATCACTTGGAAGGTCAATCCGGCTATCAACAAACTGAAACCGCAAGTGCCTACCCGTAAAATTACGGGGAAAATGTTGAACCGCACTAACCCCGGAGTCCAATGATTGCTGACATTTTCGGTGAAAAATTTCGTGTTGTTTGCGCCGATGGCGTGACCCGTGAGAATTGCAGCCTAACCATCAATGACGGTGCCTATGCGTTTTTGGATGCCGATCTGGAGTTGCTGGAAGGCAATCAAGCTGTAACGCAATCGCTCGGCGGCAATTTTCTAGTAACACCTTCGGAACTTGCTGTTATCGTCAATAGGTACGGTCCGCTGAATCTCTGATGGTGAAACCTCAGCCAGAAGCGGCCAATATCGTCGCCTGGCGTAAGTGGCAGAAGGCCCATAACGCAAAGTGGGCGGCAATGGCAAGGAAGCAGGTACGCCCTGCCCTTCCGTTGCAGCGGCAGGCAAAAGCAAAGCCTGCCAGCTCAATGCAAAGAGCTGACAACGCGATTGAGAACAGCAAGAAGCCTAGAGTTATCAAGATTGAGGGCGAGCAGCAAAAAACAGCCGCAGCAGGTGACACGATTCCGATTGTTTTCGGAAAGCGTGCCAACGATGTTGGAGGGGTTTGGGTTCAACCTTCACTGTCAAAACAAAATTCCTACAACTTCGTCGGCATTTTTCTTTATCCCTTAAGTCAGGGCGAGGTTGTCAGCACGCCTGTTGTTACTAACACTTACGTTGGGCCGCAACAGCTGAACTCAAAGGCTTCAGTGCCAACTGTCAATAAATACTATTCATCAGCGTCTGCCATGGCTGCATCGCCCAGCAGCTGCCCGATAACGAGTGGTAAGATCTTTTGCGATTACGACTCAAACTATTACATTGGAGAAGTACATAAAGCTTCTGGATACACCCAGCTTGGCAGAGATTTTGAAAACTTCCACAATGACAACGCCTTTTTGACGATTGGGATAGGAGATACAAGTAACAGCGTTATTCTTTTCTCTGGCGACAATTACCAGGCATGGGATTCAGTGACGGGCCAGGACCTGACTGCTACATATTTCACTAGCCTTGGAGTGAGCAACCCTGCTAATTACAACTTCACGGTCAACAGAAATCCTAGAGGCGGCACTCTGATTGGCGGCTTTACTGTTGGAACGATTGACAGAGGCATTGTGCTTAGCGGTGGTGTTTTGGGTGATTTATTTACGCCAACATCTAATGCAACCCTTTATGCACCTTGGAACACTAGCAATCCAGTCAATCAGAAATTCAGCAACGGCACTGTTGATAATCAATACAATTCAAGCAACCCCGCTAGCACTGGAACATTAGGGGGGCAGGTCGCTGAATACGCTGCAAGCCCAGTAGCCGACCCAACCAATCCGGGCTCAGGCTATGACTTTACGGATTTTGCAGATATTACATGGCTTGAGATTCAAGGCAGCATTTACGACGAAAGCAACCCCGCCTCTGGTGAATACAAGCTAACAACTCGCCAGATCTCAACTTTTATTGAACAAGGGGTGAAGGTTGCTCTTTACAGCGCAGGCACCCCAGGGACAACAGGCGCAAGCAACCAGTTTGTTGACCTTGCAATGCACTTGTTCGCCTTGATTGGCCGTGTCGATGGAAGCAACACTGCAGACATTGCCTCGCCTATCGACACAAGCAACCTGCAAGACTTGGCGACATTCTGCACGAACACAGGGTTGTTTTTCAACGGAGTCATTGACCAGTCGGTCAACATCATTGACTACATCTCAACAATCGCCCCGTTTTACCTGCTGCAGTTTGTTTCGGAAAACGGCCGTTACGCGTTCAAGCCCGTATTGCCTTTGACTTCAGGGAATGAGATTGACGGCACGGCGCTCACGCCAAGCGCAACATTTAATGAAAGCAATATCCTCCCAGGTAGCTACAAGAAAACATATGACCCAGCGGACAACCGCCGCGATGTTCAGCTTTCTCTTGCCTTCCGGGATTCAGAGGTTGAGCGGGTAGGCATCCAAAAGACTCGGACCGTGAGATATGCCACTGTTTCAAACGATGCCCCAACAGAGCAGTTCGACATGACTGATGGCTGCACTAGCACTGCTCACACCGATGTCTACGCAAAATACGAACTAGCACGGCGCAAGCATTCGACTCACACGATCTTTTTTGAAACCTCTCTGTTGACAACGGATCTAACAATTCTGGATGTGATCAAAGTGCAGCGGCAAAGGATCAACAGTGCTGGCGACGACAGGACAGAGACCGATCATTATCAAATTACATCCATCACTCATGGAACAGACGGCGTGTCAGCCATTGAGGCGATGCATTTTCCGTTGAATGCGTCGAATGTCAGCTTGATATGTGACGACATTCTCAATGGCTCTTTTACCGTTATCTGATGGCCAGCTTCCCCTCCATTGTTCCGAACAAAAGGGCTTTCGGCTTGGGCAACAACCCGCAAGAGCAATATCAAAGCCCTGACGGCGTTGGTGTTCGTTTTTTGCATAACGAGACCAAAAGGGTTGGCCAAACCTTGTCGCTTGAATTTGTTGCCCTGACAGAGGCTCAGATCACAAGCATCACCAATCATTTTGTAGGCCAAGAGGGCTCATTGATTCCCTTTGACTTGCCGTCTGAAATCTGGTCAGGATATTCAACGGTCCCCGTCAGCTCAAGCGATTATCAGTGGCGATACGCCAGCACGTTCAGCGTTGAGTCAGGTGGCATCGTCGGACGTTTTAACGTCAAAATTGATTTAGTGGCTGTGCCGACCTGAGATGACCACCTTTCCCGCTATCTCACCAACGGTCCGTACGTATGTGCCGGGCAACGTCCCGACTGATTTTCAAACGGCGCTAGACGGGACAACGGTTGGGTTCAAGCGAGGCGCACGGCGTGTCAGCCAGATTTTGTCTCTGTCTTTTTCTCACCTGACAGAAGCAAACATGATCTTGATCAAAGATCACTACATCGCAAGGAAAGGAACGTTTCAAATTTTTTATCTGCCGTCTGCGATATGGGGTGATTACACCACTGTTCCTGTCGGCCTTGATTACGCCTGGCGATATTCTGGCCCGCCTGAGATCCAAGATGTTTCTTTCGACAGATTCACTGTTGCTGTTGAGCTTGAGACAATCTCAATCAACACCGGCGACTTGCACATTGATGGTGAGAACGCAGATCCCAACACTCCAGAGCGGCTTTACAATATCGATGCGGGCAGTGCATCTGCAACGCCAGCCCGTTCACACCTCATCAATTCGGGGCTGGCTGCATGACGATCAATCTCTCTGCGCTGCAGCAGCAACGCCGCGACACAGCCGCTAACTGGACCAGCCAAGACCCGACCTTGCTGGCCGGTG